TTAATGGAGCAGTATAAAAAAGAAGGTTCTAATCTACCTTCTTGGTCCCCGTAAGATAAGGGACATTAAAAATTCTTGCTGGTGCGGATGGGGTTTAACTCCCGCCCAGTTTCTTGCTTCTGGTCAAAGAGCAAGTGGCGTGCATGTAAAGACCTTATGAGGAGAGTTGCATAAACTCTCCTTTTTTAGTATAATAAAAGAAAGAATTACCAATATGAAAATCGGTTTTAATTGTAGTTGTTTTGATCTATTTCATGCTGGGCACGTCACAATGCTCAAGATGGAAAGAGAAATGTGTGACTATTTAAAGGTAGCACTTCAGGTTGATCCATCTATTGATAGACCTGGTTTGAAAAATAAACCAGCACAATCAATCTATGAAAGATATGCCCAAGTTCAGGGGTGTAAATACGTTGATGAAATTCTTGTATATGATACGGAAGCAGATCTTCTCAATTTAATTAAAACTCAAACATTTCATATTCGATTTTTGAGCGAAGAGTATAAAGACATTGACTTCACTGGTAAGCAATATTGTATCGATAATGATGTTGAGATCTACTATCACAAGAGGAGACATCAGTATTCTACTACTGAACTTAGGAACAGAGTTTATGAACTTGAGAAAGCAAAAAGAGAAGAGAAAAACATCAAAGAGATACAACAATACTCTCCTGAAATTCTAGAAAAGTACGGTCAAAAATGACAATATTAGTAACAGGTGGTGCAGGTTTTATTGGCAGCAATTTCTTACATCATTTAACTTCTATCACGGAAGATAGGGTTGTTGTTATTGATAAACTTTCCTATGCATCAAATAAAAATTATATTCCTGCTGGACCACAGTTTCATTTAGAAGAGTGTGATCTCTTTGATGAAAATCAGGTCCGATACATTTTTACAAGATTCAAACCAAGAACAGTATTTCACTTTGCTGCAGAGAGTCATGTAGATAATTCCATTAAAGATTGCAAACCATTTGTAGAAAGTAATATTATTGGAACAATCAATCTTCTGAATGCAAGTCTTGTAACCGAAGTTGAAAGATTTCAACACATCTCTACTGATGAAGTATTTGGTTCAATCCCCGAAGGATCATTTACCGAAGATACCAAGTATGATCCTAGGAATCCATATTCCGCATCAAAGGCAGCAAGTGATCATTTTGTAAATGCTTTTCATAATACGTATGGATTGCCCGTTGTAGTTACAAACTGCTCTAATAACTATGGTCCCAGACAATATCGAGAAAAGTTGATTCCTAAAATTATTACAAATCTTCTTCAAAATAGAAAGATTCCTGTCTATGGTGATGGACAACAGATTCGTGATTGGTTATATGTGCAGGATCACTGTGAAGCATTGATTGATATCTGGAGATATGGTAAGGTTGGAGAAAAATATAATATCGGTGGAGAGTGTGAAATTACTAATCTAGATTTAGTTAAAAGAATACTTTCAATTATGAATAAGGATGAAAGTATGATAGAATATGTGAAAGACCGTCCTGGTCATGATCGAAGATATTCGACTGACATATCAAAGATAAAAACCGAGATCGGATGGTCACCTAGATATAACCTGGACATCGGTTTGGAAAAAACAGTTTCTTGGTACACTAAAAACAATGATTACAATTGACTATTTGCCTCATGCGAGACCAATTGAGTATTGGAAATTAACATCTCATTTTCTGAATAATATCAAACCAGAAAATAAAAAGAAGATCAAAGTTAATATTCTTGCAACGAACGATACGAACTGGGCAGATTACCTAGATCCAGAAATTGCCTGTCAGGTTATCATCTTCCCTTACAATGGAAACTATCTTGCCAAGGCAAAGATGGCAAGTAATGATCCTAATCCATATTCAATTAAATTGGATGAAGACTGCTTTATGAGCAGCCACGTTTGGGATTACTTCATTGAGAATATTCATATCCTTGATGATCCAGATACTCTTATCTTCTCTCCTCTTGTTTCAACAAATATTCCTCTTGTAGATCAGTTTATCGAAGCATATATTGAGGATGAAGAAGTTAAGAATCAACTCTATACTTTGTTCCTTAATCGAACAATGCCAAATAATATTTGGGGAGTTGATTATAGTTCTCTGAATAAGTACACTGTTAATGCAGAGACCTGGAACTCTGAAGAGTTCTATCAAGGTGTACGAAACATTAATCACTATTACAGAGGGATTCACCCCGTTCGTATTTCTATTGAGGCACAATTGCTTCTCAATGATTATATTCTGAACACGATAGATCGATTCCTTGCAAAGCACGAGTATTCCATTAAGGAATTTGATCGTCCTTATTTTACAAATAATGTTTTTGCCTTTAGGACTGAAGAGTGGAGAAACGTACTTCAATTACCAAACGACGGATTTGATGAAGTTCCATTGAGTGAATATAAGAATGCTCAAAACAAAAAGTGTTATTATATTGACAATGGATTCTGTGCTCACCCAATGTACAATACAGTTTTTGGTTATAATCCAGAATCTAATATCGGAATGAATAACGGTCTTCAAAAAGAGATTGAAATTGTAAATCAATACGCACAAAAAATTCTATGAAAGTTGCATTAATTACTGGTATCACAGGGCAAGATGGTTCTTATCTAGCAGAACTACTTCTTGAAAAGGGATATGAAGTGCATGGTATTATTCGTCGTGCTTCACTGATCAACACTCATCGTATTGATCACATTTATAATCGTATTCAATTACACTACGGTGATCTCACCGATTCGACTAATATTGTAAGAGTTATTCAGAAAGTTCAACCAAATGAAATTTATAATCTTGGTGCTCAGAGTCACGTCAAAGTATCCTTTGAGATCCCTGAATACACTGGTCAAGTGGATGCTTTGGGAACTCTTCGTATTCTTGAGGCAGTGTGTCTCCTGGGTATGCAAGATCGGGTACGCATTTATCAGGCATCTACTTCCGAACTCTACGGTCTCGTTCAGGAAGTTCCTCAAAAAGAAACAACACCGTTCTATCCTCGTTCCCCTTATGGTGTTGCCAAACTTTATGGTTACTGGATTGTAAAAAATTATCGTGAATCTTATGGACTACACGCAAGTTCTGGAATACTTTTCAATCATGAAAGTCCCCGACGAGGGGAGACGTTTGTTACCCGTAAAATTACCAGAGGACTGTCCCGCATTTCAGTTGGGGAGCAGGACGTACTATCTCTCGGAAACCTTAATGCACGAAGGGATTGGGGACATGCAAAAGATTTCGTCGAAGCAATGTGGTTGATGCTTCAACAAGAAGAAGCAGATGATTATGTGATTGCTACTGGAGAACAATATTCTGTTCGACAGTTTGTTGAAGAAGCAGCACCTTACTTTGGAATGAAAATTGTATGGGAAGGTGAAGGTCTTGATGAAGTTGGTATTGATAAAAATACTGGCAGAAAGGTCATTGATGTCAACCCTAAATATTTTCGACCTGCTGAAGTAGAGACTTTATTAGGTGATGCCACAAAGGCAAAGGAGAAACTAGGTTGGGAACCTAAAACTTCCTTTAAACAATTAGTTGAGGATATGTGTATCTATGGACAGTGATTCTAAAGTATTGGTTGCGGGTGCCAACGGAATGGTTGGATCTGCAATCGTAAGAAATCTTGAAAGTAAAGGATATGCAAACATTATCCAAGGCACTCGTCAAAGTGTTGATTTTACAAATCAAGAAGATGTAAAGGATTATTTTTTATATCATCGACCAGAATATGTGTTTGTTGCTGCTGCCAAGGTTGGTGGTATTATGGCAAACAAAGAATATAAAGCAGACTTTATTACCGAAAATCTAGAGATACAAACTAATATCATCAAGAATGCCCATAAGTTTGGTGTAAAGAAACTTTTATTTCTTGGATCCTCTTGCATCTATCCAAAGCATCCAAATATTCCAATCACCGAAGATCAATTACTTACTGGTCCATTAGAATCAAGTAATGATGGATATGCAATTGCCAAGATCGTTGGTGTTAAAATGTGTCAAGCATATCGCCAGCAACATGGATTTAATGCTATCTCTTTGATGCCAACGAATCTTTATGGACCTAATGACAACTTCGATTTGAATTCTTCTCATGTGCTTCCTGCAATGATTCGAAAGTTTCATGAGTCGAATGATGAGATTACTCTTTGGGGTGATGGATCACCTATGCGTGAGTTTCTTCATGTAGATGATCTTGCAGAAGCATGTTATGTTGCTATGCAAAAATATGATGGGGAGGAACATATCAATGTTGGTACTGGTGAGGATGTAACTATTAAGGAACTTGCTGAAATCACTGCATCTGTAGTTGGTTTTGATGGGCATATCAACTGGGATACTAGTAAACCCAATGGTACTCCCAGAAAAGTGATGAATGTTGATAAGATGAAATCACTTGGTTGGGAACCAAAAATTGGACTACGTGAAGGTATCCAATCCACTTACGAATGGTATAAAGAAAATGGGATTTAGTTGGCCATTGATGAAAGATAATACAACGTTGTTAGACAGACTACGTCTAGCAAAATTTGTATTAACCACAGATCGATTCACTAATGGTCAAAAGGTAAGAGATTTTGAAAGTGCCTGGAGTGATTGGGTTGGTGCAAAACATTCACTTTATGTTTCTTCTGGAAGTACTGCCAACTATCTTCTACTTGCTGCAGTAAAAGAACTGTATAATCTAAAGAATGGTGATAAGGTTCTTGTTCCTGCTTGTACCTGGATTACAAATGTTGCTCCTGTAATTCAACTTGGATTCACTCCTATCTTCTGCGATATTAATATTAATAATTTTAGTTTCTGTGAAGAAGATCTTGTACATATTTCAGAAAAACATCCTGATATTAAATTGATCTTTGTAACGCACTTGATTGGATATTCTGCGAATAACGATCGATATAAGACACTTTTTCCAAACGCTTTAATTCTCGATGATGTGTGTGAATCACATGGATGTAAAAATCCAGATGGAACTAGAAGAGGATCTGATAGTCTAGGTGCAACGTTTAGTTTCTACTTCGGACATCATATCTCTACAGTTGAAGGTGGAATGATTTCTACTAACAACTATGAGTTGTATGATTTGATGAGAATTAAAAGGAGTCATGGACTGGCAAGGGAATCGACAAGATCAAAGGAATATTATGAAAAGTATCCAGACATTTCAAATCAGTTCTTGTTTGTAACCGATGGATATAACTTCAGAAATCATGAAATCTGTGCAGTTCTTGGTCTCTCTCAATTAAAAAGATTGGATGATATTATCCAAATCAGAAATAGAAACTTTGATGATTTTATTGATCTGGTAAAAGACTTCTCTCATTTGTTTTACACCCCCAAAAAATATTCTACAACTAGTAATTTTTGTTTCCCTTTAATTTGTAGAGAAAAAGAAACAGCAGATAAACTTAAAAAGATATTTGATCAAAGAAATATTGAACACAGACCAATCATTAGTGGAAATCTACTCAAGCAACCTTGTTTGAAGAATTATAAAGTTACTACTAATAAAGTTGATCTAACGGTTGATCTGGTGCATAATAATGGTATATACTTGGGTAATAATCAATTCGTTGGAAATCGAGAACTAAAAGAACTTTACAAAATCTTCAAAGAATTATGACTCTAGAAACAGTTTCGAAACCATGGGGATCCTATACAAACCTTATGGACGAACAATACACCAAAGTTAAAAAAATTGTAATCAGTCCAGGACAATCGCCAAGTTATCAGTATCATTTCAAGAGAAGTGAACTTTGGATTATTGTAAAGGGTATTGCCGAAGTTAAGATCGATGATAATATAACATCACATATCATTGGTGACGTTATCAAGATCCCGAAAGAAGCAAAGCACCAAGTTACAAACATTGGTGAAACTGATTTGGTTTTTGTTGAGATTCAACTTGGAGAATACTTCGGTGAAGATGACATTGTGAGGTTGGAAGATAAGTATGGCAGAGTATAAAGTACTACTTACCACTAGTGGTCTGGGATCTAGACTTGGTAATCTTACCAAGTTTACAAATAAGAGTTTAGTTCGTGTGGGAGATAAACCAGTCATCTCCCACATTATTGAAACTTATCCACTAGATGTAGAGTTTGTTGTAACTCTAGGACACTATGGATCTCATGTAAAACAATACCTGACTTTGGCACATCCAGATCGTAAGATTCAATTTGTCGAAGTTGATAATTATATGGGCGAAGGAAGTAGTCTTCTTTACTCAATTTCTTTGTGCGAAGAGTATTTACAAACTCCTTTTATCTTTCATGCTTGTGATACTATTCTTCCAAACAATTACATTGCCGATGTAGACTTTTCTTCTAATTGGTCCATTGGAGGACATGGTGAAAATAGTCAGGCATATCGAACTGTTAATTGTTTGAACGGAAAGATTGCATCAATCAATGAGAAGGGAGAGCAGAACTTTGACTATGTTTATGTTGGAGTTTCTGGAATCAAAGAGCATGAATCTTTCTGGAATATTTGTAATCAGATTCTGAAGAAAGTTAAGACTAGCGATCTCAGTGATTGTCACGTGATTCGTGAGATGAACAACTTCTCAATTATTGAAGTTAAGACTTGGTATGATATTGGAAATGTTGATTCCTTAAGAAAGACGAGATCTGATATTAAGGGAAGTGTTCATGTTCTTGACAAGGAAGATGAGAATATCTTTATCTTTGATGACTATGTAATCAAGTTCTTCTACAACAAAAAGATCTGTTCCGATCGAGTGGCAAGAACTAAAAACTTAAAGGGACTTGTTCCAAGGTTACTTGAAAGTTCTGAAAACTTCTACAAGTATGAGTATTCTGAAGGAGATCTTCTTTCTAATGTTGTAGATCTGAATTCGTTTGTAAATCTTCTGAACTGGTCCGATCAAAATCTTTGGATTGAAAAAGAAGATACAAACTTTAAGAGTAATGCACTCTCTTTCTACAAAGACAAAACTCTTCTTCGAATTGATAAGTTTTTAAATAAGTATAACTTAACTGATAAAGAAGATTGTATTAATGGTGTTAATGTTCCTCCGATAAAAGAACTGATTGAGCAAGTTGATTTTGATTCTATTATTGGTAGTAAACCAATGGGATTTCATGGAGACTTTATTCTTGATAATATCCTAATCAATGACAATGAGTTCACTCTAATTGATTGGAGACAAGACTTTAGTGGAAGCATTGATGCTGGTGATATGCACTATGATCTGGCAAAGTTAAATCATAATTTAACTCTGGATCACGAAACTCTATCCAAGAATCTGTTTGAGATTGAGGTGGGAGAACAAGTTAGGTGTGATGTCTACGTCAAGAAATCAAAGTTGGAGTGCCAAGAATATTTGAAGAATTTCTGCTATAATCGTGGTATATCTTATGATGCTATTAATACATTGAGTTCCATTATTTGGATTAATATGGCACCATTACACGAGCATCCACTTGATACGTTCTTATATTATTTTGGAAAATATAATCTCTTTTTGAATCTTAAATGAAATTTCCGAAGTATTACATCGGACCAATGAGTAAAAATGTTGTTGATTGTGTAATGCAGCACGGTCAACAACATTCTGTTGGTCTTATACCTTCCAGAAGGCAGGTTGATTATTGTGGTGGATATGTAAATCAGTGGAATACTAGAACGTTTTCCGAGTATGTTGGAAACACTGCTCTATTGTGTAGAGATCACGGTGGAGAACTACAAGGAAAAGATCCTGATGATGGAGTTGAGTCATTCAGTGAAGACTGTAAATATTTTGATCTAATTCACGTTGATCCTTTCAGAGCATCGAAGACCATAAAGGATGCCGCAGAAAAAACTGGTGAGATAATTATTAATCTTTGGAATAAGAATTCAAAGATGATGTATGAGGTTGGGACAGAAGAAGCAATATTTAAATATGAACCAGAAGAACTTTCCTGGTTTCTTACTTATCTTCGAGAAGAACTAACGGAAGAGCAATACGACAAAATTAAGTATGCAGTTATTCAATCTGGAACTCGGTTAGATTTATCCACCAGAACGAACATTGGAAACTTTAACAACAAGAGACTGGATAAGTTTATTCAAGTCGTAAAGAGTTTTGATCTGATGAGTAAAGAACATAATGGAGATTATCTTACAGACTCTTTTGATGTTGAAGTTAGGTTTGAACGTGGTCTAGATGCAATCAATATTGCACCAGAGTACGGACAAGTTGAATCCGAATATTATTTGGAACAGTGTAAAAATGATGGAAATTTGTTTGAGGAACTGTTTGTAATATGCTATAATTCTGGTAAGTGGAAAAAGTGGGTTAAGGATATTAATAGAATATCTCAAGATCAACTTATCATGACTTGCTGTCATTATGTTTTATCTGATCAACAATTTATTGAAGAAATAAAATCAAACTTTCCAAATGCAGATAAGTTGATTCAGAAAAGAATTAGTTCCAAACTCAAGTTATTAAATGAGCAAACAAAAAACTATTGCATTTGATCTAGATGATGTTATCTGTTGGAGACCAACTGGATATGAAGATCTAGGACCATGTAAATATGATTACTGCAAACCAATTCAGGAAGCAATTGATCTGGCAAATTCTTTCTATAATGAGGGACACAGAATCATAATATATACAGCAAGAGGAATGACACAGTATAACGGAAACGTTGCTGAAATATATTCAAATCTTTATACAAGAACTAAAGAACAGTTAGATTCTTGGGGATTGAAATATCATTCTCTTGTAATGGGAAAGACTCATTATGATGTTTTAATTGATGATAAAGCTTTAAATTCTAATAAAGTGACTAAGAAAAAAATTGTGGATTTGTTAAATGACTAAACTTGTTATCTTTGATTTGGATGGCGTCCTTATTGACAGTAAGGATTATCACTACGAAGCATTAAACCAAGCACTTGGTGAAGAGTATGCCATTAGTAGAGAAGAGCACGTTAGTATCTACGATGGTCTTCCAACAACAGCAAAATTAGAACTTCTTACCAAGAACAAAGGTCTTCCTGTAGATCAGT